AATTGGTATTCTAGGCGCAGCATATGACCTATTCCAGTCAGCTGAAGACATTGACATCTCATTGGTTATCCAAGGAAAGCCAGTCGGTGGAACTACTTCGGTTGGAGGTAGAACTGTATCAGGTTATCAGCTAGCAAATTACTTGATTGATAATCTAGCAGAAACTAGAAAGGATTGCGTTGTTCTAGTTTCACCAGAAAGATCAACTGTTCTTAATAACGTTGGCGACGAAGCTGTGGATCTAAAGGCATGGAGAGGCGCTCTAAACAGTTCTTCTTATGCTATCATGGATTCAGGTTATAAGTATCAGTATGATCGTTATAACGACGTTTATCGTTGGGTTCCACTAAACGGTGACATTGCTGGTATCTGCGCAAGAACAGACACTACTAATGACGCTTGGTGGTCACCAGCTGGTTTCAACCGTGGTCACATTAAGAACCTAGTTAAACTAGCATTTAACCCACGTAAGTCTGAACGTGATGTTCTCTATAGCAACGGTGTTAACCCTGTTGTAACATTCCCAGGTCAGGGAACTGTTCTATATGGAGACAAAACTCTTCAGGATAAGCCATCTGCATTCGATCGTATTAACGTTCGTAGATTGTTTATTGTTCTTGAAAAGGCTATTGCTACAGCTGCGAAATATCAGCTATTCGAGTTCAATGATGCTTTCACTAGAGCACAGTTTAGAAATCTTGTAACACCATACCTACGCACCATCAAGGGACGTCGTGGTATTACTGACTTCTATGTTGTATGTGATGACACTAATAACACTCCACAGATTATTGACACCAATCAGTTTGTTGGAGACATCTATATTAAACCTGCTAGAAGCATTAACTTTATCCAGCTTAACTTCGTTGCTGTCCCAACTGGTGTTCAGTTCTCTGAAGTTATCGGTAAGTTTTAATAAATAGATAAAATATTCTAGGAGTAAAATAGATGGCTTTTAATATTAACTCTTTTAAAGTAAACGGACTACCATGGGGGGGCGCACGCCCCTCCCTCTTCCAAGTCCAAGTAACACCACCACCTACTCTACCTTTGAACCCAGAAGCATTCAAAAAGCTAGTGTTCACTTGTAGAGCAGCAGAACTTCCTGAGTCAACAATTTCTCAGATTGAAGTACCATACTTCGGTCGTAAGATTAAAGTTGCTGGTGAAAGATCTTTTGCTGATTGGTCAATCACAGTAATGAACGATGAAGATTTCTCTGTACGTTCAATGTTTGAAGCATGGCAGAATGCTATCAACACTATGCAGACTAACATTCGTCTACCTGAAGCCTCTTTTGAGCAGTATAAGGCATTTGCTGTTGATGTAACCCAGTTTGCTAAGGACGGAGAAGTTCTTCGTGTTTATCAGCTAGTTGGTGCTTTCCCAACTCAGATTAGCGGTGTAACTCTTGGATGGGATACACAGAATGCTATTGAAGAGTTCACTGTTAACTTTGCTTATGACTACTGGCTACCAGTGGTTGAAGATGCTTCTGTCAAGACAGCTGGTAAGGTAACACCATATCTAGCTCAAACCGACATTGGTCCGGTAATCTAAATAAACTAAACTATGTGAATGGAGGGAGTCAAAACTCCCTCCAACTTTTGGAGAAATAAATGGCATATACCTATCTTATCGGCTGGAGTAAATTTAATAAATTTTATTACGGAGTTCGATTTAGTAAGAACTGTCGTCCAGAAGATTTATGGGTCACATATTTTACTTCTTCAAAACATGTAAAAACTTTCGCTGATCTATACGGCGATCCGGATATCATTCAAATAAGAAAAACTTTTGGAGATGAAAATAAAGCTCGTCTTTGGGAAGAAAAAGTTTTAAAGAAAATGAAAGTTGTGAAAAATGATAAATGGATTAATAAAACCGATAACATATCAATCGATTCAGAATGTGCACTAAAAGGCACTTTAACTCATATTGGAAAAAAACGTTCTGAAAAAACAAAACAAAAATTACGTGGTCCAAAATCAGAACAACATAAATTGAATATGAAAATCGCTCGTAAAAAATTATTCGAAAGTGGTTACAAAAATCCAAATCCAGCTTTGAGGGAAGACGTTAAAAAGAAAATGTCTGAAATTAAAAAAGTTTCACAAAAAGGCGAATTGAATAATATGTATGGTAAAAACGTTTATAATAATGGTCTAATAAACAGAGCTTTTAATCCTAATGAAGTTCCAGAAGGTTGGGTGAAAGGGAGACATAAATAATGGATTTATTCGGTTTCGAATTTAGAAAAAAGATACCAGAACCAGAGCTACCGTCTTTCGCTCCCCCAAAGGACTCGGATGACGGTGCAGTAGTCGTATCAGCAGGTGGTGCTTTTGGCACCTATGTTGATCTTGATGGTACAGTACGTTCTGAAGCAGAGCTAGTTACAAAATACCGTGAGATGTCATTACAGCCAGAATGCGATGCTGCTGTTGATGAAATCGTTAATGAATCAATTTCAATTGATGAGGAACATATTGTTCAGATTAATCTTGAACAGCTAAAAGTCAATGAAAATATCAAAAAGATTATTCGTGATGAGTTCCAACATTGTTTGAACCTTTTAGGGTTTAACAAATACGCTTATGAAATTTACCGTCGTTGGTATATTGACGGTCGTTTGTATTATCATGTTATCATTGATGATAACGACCCAAAAGCAGGTATCAAAGAAATACGTTACGTTGACCCACGTAAGATTCGTAAAGTCCGTGAGGTTCAAAAGAAAAAAATTCAAGCCAATAATCCAGGCGATGCAGTTGTTACCAAAACAGTAAATGAATATTTCATTTTCAATGACAAAGGTTTCAACTTCGGAAATAAAGCAGTCGGTCCATCTACTACAGGACTAAAGATTGCTAAGGATTCAGTTTTACATATTGTGTCAGGTCTTACTGACAATCAGGGAACAATGGTTCTCTCATATCTACATAAAGCAATCAAGCCACTTAATCAGTTAAGAACATTGGAAGACGCTCTAGTTATCTATCGTCTTGCTCGTGCACCAGAACGTCGTATTTGGTATATTGACGTTGGTAATCTTCCTAAGATGAAGGCAGAGCAGTATGTTCGTGACATTATGGTTAAGCATAAGAACCGTTTGATTTACGACGCACAGACTGGCGACATTCGTGACGATCGTAAGTTCATGACGATGCTTGAAGACTATTGGCTACCACGCCGTGAAGGTGGTAGAGGTACGGAGGTTACTACCCTACCAGGTGGCCAGACACTGGGACAAATGGACGACGTCCTATACTTCCAAAAGAAGTTTTTACAGGCGCTTAATGTTCCGGTGTCAAGACTTAATTCAGATGCTCTGTTCTCAGTTGGTAGAGCAACAGAAATTACAAGAGACGAATTAAAGTTTAATCGTTTCTGTATTCGTTTGAGAGGAAGATTCTCAAACCTATTCCTAGAGATGTTAAAGAAACAGCTACTCTTAAAGGGTGTAACAACTCTTGAAGACTGGAATGCTATTGTCGATGACATTCGTTTTGACTTTGCTAAGGATAACTACTTCACTGAACTCAAAGATGCTGAAATTCTTGAAGGTCGTATTAACCAAGCAAGAAATATTCAGGATATGATTGGTAAATATTATTCACATGAATGGGTTCGTAAAAACGTTCTTCTTCAATCAGACGATGATATTGATAAAAATGATAAGGCAATTTCTAACGAAAATAATCTTGCTGAGAAGGGCGAATATAGATGGGTCAATCCTATGGTTCTGCAGAACGAGCAGATGCTCCAACAGCAGGATATGATGAATCAACAAATGCAAGATCAGCAATTACAACCTGGAGTTGAAGGATCGCAAGGTCAAGATCCAGAACTAGCTCAAAAAATGCAACAAGTTCATAACGCTCAGATTATTGTCGATCAAATGAAAAAGACACCAAAGGCTAATAGAACTATGGCAGATGAAGCCAAGTATAAAGCAGCGGTTCAAGTGCTCGCTAAAAATCCAGATTTGGTATCTCAAGTCAGAGCGGGTGGTGCACCGCAAGCACAACAATAGGATGAATGTAAATGACTGAAGCTAATAAATATGAATTAGATGACTTAGTTATTTCTGCATTAGAGCAGAAGCCAACAGATTTTGAAGCAGCGTTTAACGATTTAATTGTTAATAGAATTGCAACAGCTATTGAAGATAAGAAGATTGCAATTGCACAACAGATGTATGGTTACAACGCTGAAGAACCAGAATTAGACAACTCAGAGGAAGAGGATAATGGCGAAGAAACTTAGAGACATTGCTGGCAAAGGCCAGTTCTCCGGAGTAAATAAAACTACAGTTGCTCCGCCAGATATTGACGACAAGAATCTTTATAATTGGGATGGCGCCAAAGATGGTGTTGCTTTCGTAAAGAAGCATGACACTGAAACCCATGAATACCCATATGATGCTGATGCTGCATTTAAGGGTAAGAAAGGTGGCGGTTCTAAGACTTCAAAATATAAGTTTCAAAAAGACGGAGTTTATGAAGCTGCTTGTAATCACACAAACGAAGGTGTGATGTGCGAACTTCATGGCGAAGATGCATGCCCTTCCGGATCTGATCAGGAACCAAGATATAAAGGCAAAAAAGTTCTTCTTGATAAAAAGGTCAAAGAAGAAGTTGAAGTTGACGAAGGCATTCGTCCAATGACTCGTAAAGATACTGCATATAAAGACACACCAAAACGTCTTTCTAACCAATATCCTAAATCTTTCAAGCAGCCCGGAACCCCTTCAAAGTCAGACCTAAGATCAATTGCCACAAAAGCATCAGAAACTGCTAAGGTTACAAAGCTACCAGCTGGTAAAGCAAAAGGTCTTAAAGAAGATGAGATAAATGAAGTTGCTCCATCAAGCCCAAAATTAGAAAAGTGGATTAAGGCAAACAAAGCACGTTTTGTAAAAGAATATGGTAAAGAAAAAGGCACACAGGTTCTTTATGCTAAGGCATGGAAAATGCACGGTCAGTCAGAATCAGGTGGTGCTACTAATACTGAATATACTAGCGGAGCTCTAGGTTCTACTGGTAGACTAGATGTGGGGACTCTATAATGTTTATTAAACTACTTGGCGCTGAAAGATCAATTTCATCAGCAAACAATTTTGGAAACACAGCAAATCTTTGTAGGGTTGTAAACCCAACCACTGCTGCTGTTCTTAATATTGCTTATGCTAATGGCACTGTATATGCTAACACAACTGTTACTAATACAGCACCAATCTTTGTTGTTAAAGATTTAACAGACACACTTCAAGGCACTGGTCTGCTAGCAACACCAGTAGCATACAGAGGATAAGAGATGAAACTCATCGCCGAATTAAACGAAGATACTCATTATATTACTGAGAGAAATGAAGACGGTAAAAGAAGCCATTATATTACTGGCCGCTTCATGACAGCCGAAGAAAAAAACAAAAACGGTAGATTGTACAAAAAGAACATTCTAGAAACCGAAGTTAGTAGATATCTTCGTGAAGTTGTTAACGCCAAAAGAGCTTTCGGTGAGTTAAATCATCCTGCTGGGCCAACTATCAATCTTGATCGTGTATCTCATATTATAACTGAATTGTCATGGGATGGTAATTTTGTTAATGGTAAGGCTAAAATTACATCAACACCAATGGGTGAAATTGCTAGAGGTCTCCTAGAATCAGGCGGACAGTTAGGAGTTTCTACACGTGGCATGGGTTCTTTGAGAGAACAGAATGGTGTCATGGTTGTTCAGAGCGACTTTAAATTATCAACCGTTGATATTGTTTCTGATCCAAGCGGTCCTGGGTGTTTCGTAAACGGTATCATGGAAAACGTTGAATGGATTTACGATCCAGTCAAGAACACATGGCATGAAGAAAAACTTCATGAAATTAAAAAGACTGTTCATAAGCTATCAAAAGCACAACTAGAAGAAAAGAAACTTGCCATA